ACTACTGCCTGGCCGACTGCGGCGCGGGCGGCGCGGGCGTCCATGGTGACGGCGGGGATCAAGCCCACCTGTTCGCGAGAGATAACGTCAAGCGATTCGTACAGATCCGGGATCATCCGGGTAAGGGTGTTAGCCATTATGCGAGCTCCAAAAACGAAAAAGCCCGCAAGGCGGGCACGGGATCAAATGAGTTGGGATTAGTCCGTAATCGTTGCTTCCCGAGCCGCCTTCATTTGATCGGCGGCCGGTAGTGCTTCGAATTGCGAACGGGTGTAGGTTTTCTTGCCGCTGTTCGGAGTCCCACCGTTTGGAGCGCCACCACCGTTGCCGGCTGCACTCTTCAGGATGTGGTCACGCTGCGGGTACTGCTCAACAAGGGTTTCCATTGCCTCGTCGAAGTCGGCCAATTCGCCAGGACGCACACGGCTGAAGATCTTGTTGCCGTGCTGGTCATAGGCGACGGTCTTACCGTCTTCGATCTTGAAGGCAGTGCCGAAACGGGCTTGAACAAAGTCAGCAGGGATAGCCAGCTTCTCGGTGATGAACTTCGAACGGCTGAAAGAGCCGCCGATGCGTTCTTCGTAGAGTTGCTTTTCGAAGGTGGTCGCTTTGGTGTTGGCTTCATCCAGCTGGCCTTGGAAAACCTTGCTGATTTCATTCCGTACCGTGTCGATCTCGCCGGCATCCACCAGCTTTTTCTGATCGAGCTTGGAAACGACCTCAAGGGCTTTCAGAGCGGCAGCGCCGTCCGTAATCCCGTCGAACGCTTTCAGCGCCTTTTCAGCCGCCTCTTTGCCTTCGCGATGGACCTTGGCCTCGGAGTTGAGGCGGGTGATTGTGGCAACAGTGCCAGGCGCATCGAATGCCACCTCTTTACCGTCGTCGTGCACGTACACCGGCTTGCCGTCCTGCAATACAACGTGGCCTTGCTCGTCGAGTTTCAGTTTCATGTGGATCTCCAGGCATCCGCCCGTTGTTGAGCCATCCGGCCCGGTGCGGCGCTATCCATCCGGAATCGCGCACAATAAAAAGCCCCGTCATGGACGAGGCTTGTGTGAATCGCGGGCATAAAAAACCCCGGCGGATGCCAGGGCTGTTTGAATTCGTTTGAGGCGCTACAGCGTGACGTAGGCCGCCAATGCATCAGCGAGCAACAGAGCGATGCCGATCATGCGGTCAATTCGCGCATTGTCGGCACGAGCCTCCAGAACGGCTTTGATGCCCGCCTTCATGTCGTGATTGCTGAGCTCTTGGATCATGTGATTACCACCCTCTCCCCATTCAGCAGGCACACGACGCAAAGCAGCGCCTTCGTCCCGCCAGTTGGCTTGCCGTTCTTCATCAGGACGCCGATCTTGGTTTCCAGCACCTCACGCCCGCCGCACCGATGGCACTGAACCATCGCCTCAGGCTTGGGCATCGCACGCACACGACGACGCACCTGCTCGGCCGGGGTATCCGGTGGAGCGGTGCCGTCGATTACGTGGAAGCGGGGCTTTTCAGTCATCAGATCGCGCGACCGCAAGACGCTGAAGTTCGCGCACCTCTTCATCGGTGAACACGACCTCTTCACCTTGACCGCCATTCAGGCGATGGATGAAGTCAGTACCCTCGCAGTCCATGACATGCTTGATGTACTTGATAAGCAGGTCTTCGTATTGCATGGCGTTCACTCCGACGGATCAGGCAGCCATCTTAGCAAATGCTGCAGCATCGCGGGCGCGCATCTGGTCCAAGGTCATCCACTCACCTGACGGCGTGTAGAAGTCCTCTAGTTCGAGCTTGCCATCCTTCAGCAGTTGAGCGCGAACCGGGCCGAGCACTTCGATCTTGCGGGCGTCCGACTGGCGGTTGAGCCATTCGCTGTAGTTTGTGCCGCCGGGGACTTGTCCGTCCATGCTGGCGCGCTGGGCCGGGGTCATCTCGTTAAGAGGGATTCCCATCTCTTTCCAGCTTTTTGTCACAGGCGCCGACGTCGAGCGGCAGCACCAGTGAATCTTGCCCGGGCCTTGCAGCCAAGGCACCTTGTGTCCGATGGGCTTGTGCGTGACAGCGGTGTATTGCAGCTGGTCGCGGATGCGGCACATCGGCGAAGTCTTGTTGTCGAGGGTCGAGACCCAGCGATCAGCCTTGATGATCTCTTCGTTGGCCTTGACGAACTCATCCCGAGCAGTCGCAGCAGTGTGGCTCACAGCCGTCCTGACGACCGCTGCAAGGTCTTTGCGGGGCCGCTCAAGGAAGCCGTCGGTGTAACCTGATGCCCTGGTGCCGCGAATGCTCCTGACAATCTGATCCGTGGTTTTGCCCTCGAGATAACCCAAGCTGATCGCGCTGCGCATCTTCTTCATGCGGTCAGCTGCGATCTCTGGCCCCCAATCTTTCAGCAAACGCGCCTGAAATGGTCTTGACATCGCAGCCGCGTAAGCCTGCTCGGCGCTGACACTGGCAATCGGGAAACGAACCTGCACCGGGTTAGGGATAGCCGACTCTAACAATGCTCGCTGCCAGCTCACCTCGTAGCCTGCCAGTTCCTTCAGGTCGCTCTGTAGCTCCGCAGCTACAGACGCATAGGCCTGAGTGTTGATGAGCCGGACTTGATCCAGCAGCAGCTCCAGGCGCTCAACCGTGAAAGATTCAGCCGGCAACCGCTCCAATGCAGCAGCCAAGGCCGCCGACAGGTCAGCATCCGACCGGTTCAGCAGCGCAATGATCCGCCGGACCACGCCAACCTTGTACTTTTCGAGGCTTACACTGTGAGCTATTTGCTCATCCTCAAGTAACTGGTTGACGTTTGGCATTTAGAGCGCTCCGAGGCTCGGCCCCTGTTCGGCAATCTTGGCTTTCTCTTCTTCCCACTTGATGTCGCTCGACACCACATTACGGCGCTGCATCTCAGAGAACAGCGTCTGGTCTGACAGTCGTCCTTGCGATGCCATGTTGAGCAGCAGAGGAAGGGTCGTCTCGACGGCGTAATCCACATCGAAGTTGCCATTGACCTGTACGTGACCGCCCTCGCCTGCGCCGATAAAGTCGGAAAAGAACTGGAGCAACTGATCAATCGTGTCTTCGAGCTGTCCGGCCATGGTTTGCAGCGGGCTCATCTCTTGGGCCGCTTCTTCCTCGGCCTGAGTGGCAGTCTTTACGGCCTGCTTGTCCTTCTGGAGTAGCTTGGCGCCGGCGACACGCATCTGGTCTTCAAGGTCAGCTAGTGATGTCCGCCCGGCTTCGATCGATGCACCTGTGTGCTCTACCCACTTCATATCGCCGCCAGTTGGCAGCTTGGTGGCTGACGCAGTGCCTACCTTCAGCACCCAGGTATCGTCGTCGATACCCGAGACAGCCAGCATCGGCACCCGAGCGACGTGCAGGATGTTGTCCTGATCGCTCTGAGACTGCCAGTGCTTGACGTTTAGGTGCGCCAGTTCGAGCAATGGAGGCTTAGCGGTCAGGTATCCGGTGCGGCCCGTGTACAGTGTCGACAACGGAATGTACTTGAGCGAAGTGGTGCCGCTTTCGAACAGTGCCCACTCTTTGCGCTTGTCTGCCGTCTCGGTCTCGCGGTAGGTCGACCACATGCCAGGCTCAAGCACGCGAATCTGGTTGACGCACTTGGTGCCGAAGGTGCCGTCGTCCTCTTCGACCGACTCCATGTAGCGGAACTGGGTCAGAACGTGTTCGCCATCGACCGAACTTGAACGCCATCCCAATACTTGCTGAGGGCGAACCATGACCGCATAGGGGCGAACCTTGGCCGCTTGCTCGTCAGCCTTGGTGACAATGACTGGCTTGCCGTCGGCTCCGACCGTCTTCGGGTACTCGGCCAGCACATGGCACAGTCCATGCGACAGCGCGAGCGTGAAGAATGACTGAGCCCACACCTGCAGGTTGTTGCCCTGACGGTCGAGGTTTTCAGCATAGGTCTGGATCGGCGCCGGAACATCCTTGCCCAGCACGATTGGCTCGGCGAAGACTCGGCCAGTGTTGTTTTTCACCGTTTCGCTGTAGGCCGGGAATAAGGTGGAGAGCTTCAGACGGTTGTCATAGTCATCCTGCTCCTCTTTCGGCCACTTCGGCAGCAGTTGTGCGCCGGCGCAGCGCATCGCCCGGGTGCCGCCCATCAAAGGATCGACGATGGCCCAGTCTTCGCGCATGGCGTCCACTGCGGGCAGTGTCTTGCTCGGATCATCACTGCTCATAGGTTAGATTCTCAAAGGTGCGGTAGAGGCGGTGCGCTTGACGATCGGGAAGCGCTTGACGATGAAGTAACCCAGCGCGTCGTTCGGGTCTTCCGTGCCGTCTTTGTTCGGCTCGCCGGCATTCGGCTTTCCGACTTCGGCGTATGTCTGCTGCTCAAGCACGCCGGTCGTGACTGGACAGAGTTCGGTGTTGACCTTGTAGCGGCGTTCGCCATCACCATTGAGGAACATGGCGTTGACGGACAGCACGCGGTCGCGCACCGCGGGGTTAGCCGGGTTGACGACCAGGGTGAAGCCGGCTGTCTTCAGCAGGCTGTGGTCCGTCTCGCTACCATTGATGCTCTTGCGGTTCTTGCCGCTGGCATCCGGGTAGATCGAGATGTGGTGATCCGGGTACTTTTCTTTCAGGGCTACGATCATCGCTGGCGTGTCGAACACATGAGTGATCTCACCCAGCAGCATCGGCTTACCGTCACGGATGACATGCACCGCCGCCGCCATTCGACTGATGTTGAAGTCGAGGCCGATATGCAGCGCTTCGCCGGGCTTGATCGTCTCACTGGTGTGGTTGAGCACCCTGTCGAAGCTTGGGTACACACTGCCAGACACCAAGTTGACGAACTTGCCGTCGATGTACGCATCAACCAGATTCGCTGGATATGACTCTTTGAGCGATCCGATGTAGTCCTTCGGCAGGTTCTTCGCGTTATCCCGCGTACTGGCATGCACGATGCCGTACAGCGGGCGCTGGCTCGGGTTAGCGGCCAACTCACGCACGAACTTGCGATAGACCCAGTTGAAGCCTTCCGGGGTTGTCGTGACGTCAATCGTGTTCTGGTCACGGCCAGGCCACACGGTAGACATCCGAGCAATGATCTTCTTCCATGCGCTGTCGGCCTTCTTGATCGGCATGCAGTCGATCTCATCGACCAAGGCGTGCGCAATGTTGAAGCCGACGATGCGGTGCGGGTGCTCCATGCTCTTGCACACGATGGTGCTCAGGCAGCGCCCAAGGTTGTCACGCAGGTAAACGCGCTTCTTGCTGGCCACGATGTCGGCGAACAATCCGAACGCCTGCGCGACCTCTGGCATCGTCTCGTAGAAGATGTCGGCGATCTGCGGATAGGTCGGCGCGAAGTAGCCCTGCGGAATGCCGGGGTTCTCCAGTGCGTTGATACACATCCGCACGCAGCCAACGAACGTCTTGCCGCTACGGTAGCCGCCGACGAACGCTGAGAACTTCTTAGGGTGACTGATGAACTCGAACTGCGGCCTATTCAGCTTCAGGGTCGCTTGCATCTTCCACCCCGATGATTACTTTCTTAGGCTCGGGCAGGCCCTTGTTCGGGTCTTCCAGTTCACGGCGCAGCTTCTCGTTGGTGAGCCGCTTGGTGATGATGTCTTCCTTGGTCTTGGTCAGTGACTCAATGCGGCCAAGGTAACGATCAGCTAGCAGGTCATGCCCTTCCCCGACAGCCCTCAGCACTCGCCCAAGGAGAACCTTGGTCATGCGGAGCTCGTCGTCTATCTGGTCAATCTCTGCGGCCTGGAAATCGGCTTGCTCTTCGTCTGTCAGGAACTGGCTATAGATTGAGCCGGGCTTGGCAGCGTTCTTGCTCCCTTTGGGCGGGCCAGAACTCTTGCCACCGTGAAGTTTGCAGCGCGAGGAACCCGGAACAGCGTGTCGCTTACATGGTTCCCCTGAGCGCGTCTTAGCGCCGCATAGGGCCATGGGCTCATCTCATTCATGGGGTTAATTTCACGAACGCCTCATTCAACGTCGTTCGAACGTCATTCAATGATCATTCGATTGGCTTGGTCACGGTGAGCGTTCTGATCTTGCCGCCAGTGCAGCTGTCCCGCTTCATGGCCATCTCGACGGCTTGGTAGGCAGATGCGCCCATGTCCATTGCTGTCAGGGCGTGAACTGAGCCTGAGCCGATGGCGTAGGGCCTGTCAGCGAGTACAACGCTCTTCCAGACACCCTCGCCGTCGTTGTGACCAATGCACCAGACACCCTCTGCATCAACCATCAATGCGCTCGCACCGATGTTCACAAGCTCAGCACCCAGGTAGGCGTCAATCAATCTGGAGTAGTCAGCTGTGTAGCCAGCCATCACGAACTTGACGCCGTCTCGCTCTACGCACTTGTCGTAGTCGTCGTAGGAGATCACTGAGCCGCTAGTGACTCGCCCGTCATAGGCAATGATGCCGTCCTTGTAGGCGATCGTGGTCATTGGCATCACTCATACGGTCGTGGACGATTAGCTCAACTGTCTTGAGCGCGAGACGCTTGTGCGGCAGCAGGATTACCCAGTTGTCGAGGGACCCAAGTACCGAACGCTTACTATTGCCAAGCCGCGCTAACCGCATGGAGGTCATCAGCAAAGGGATTGCATGGCGCAACCAGGTCATTGGCTCGCCTCATCGGTTGGGGTTGTCTCGCGATACCGGGTCGCCTTCCGCCCTTGGGCCTCAAGCTTCTCGGTGTCGACTTCAAGGTCCGTCATGTAGGCAATGACGTTCACCACTACCACGTACAGGCGGAACCACCATGGGTGATAGGCGGTAAGGAATACTTTCCGGGCCATATCGTCACCATGGATGTAGAGAGTGGCGCCCGCACGAAGCCAGGCACCCTTTGGTTTAAACGGTTGGCTTGTCGGCGACCGGAGTGATGTTCGACTGCGGGATGGCGCGGACAACACCGATAGCGGCGGCCAGCAGGACATTCACAGCAGCGAAGAGCTCAGGGCCTACGAATGCTTGCAGCGCAGGCCAGAAGTAGGCGGCGGTGTTCAGCAGGGTCAGCAGACCAGCCAGTTGAACGCTGTACATCTTCCAGAGCTGTTGCCATTGGGGAATCAGGTTCATGTCTTGTCCGCCTCTTTGGTGTTGTTCAGGCATTGCTCACAGTGCAAGTATCGGCAGAGCCAGCCCTTGACCAGCGGCCAGTGGTTGGCGACGAACCAAT